TCTTAAGTACACTCTACAACCATGGTATTTGTATATGAATAATACCGCAGTGAAGAACAAATTGGCGAATTATGCTTTTATTCGTGCTAAATTGCACGTTAAGTGTGTTATCAACGCTACACCATTCCAATACGGATTGATGCGAGCGTGTTATTCTCCACTTTTGGGTCTTGTTTCAGATAAGATCCGAGCCACCGCAGGCAATAATGGTGTGGTACGAGTTCCGTACTCCCAGCAACCTGGTTTCTATATTGAACCAGCAAAGAATCTCGGTGGTGAAATGGAGTGCCCTTTCTTTTACCATAAGAATTGGCTAAGTCTGGCTTCAGCAACTGATGTCCAGCAAATGGGTACGTTGAATTTTGTTATTTTCGCACCCTTAGCTGTAGCTGTGGCAACTGCCACAACGACAGTAACTGTACAAACAATTGCATGGTTAACCGATGTTGAACTAATGGGATCTACCAGTAAATTGACCCTGCAATCTGATGAGTATGGTAATGGTCCAGTCTCCAAACCAGCAACAGCTGTGGCTAATGTAGCTTCGATGCTAACACATGTACCCGTATTGGGTAAATTTGCCACCGCTACACAAATTGGAGCAAGTGCAGTTTCAAAGATAGCGGCCATGTTTGGATTTACTAATCCTCCTAACATTAACAATGTCGAACCGATTTATTTCATGTCGGCTCCACATATGGCGACAGCAGAGATTTCAGTACCTTATCAGAAACTCACTTTGGATCCTAAAACTGAATTGTCAGTGGATCCCACACCTTTTGGTCTCCCCGATCAAGATGAATTATGTTTGAATTATCTCAAAAAGAAGGAAAGCTTTGTGGGGGCCACAACCTGGGCTACTAGTGATGGACCAACAAAGAAACTATGGTGCAATCAAGTTACACCAACACTTAGCACTAATATAGCTCTAGGTTCAGGACCTACAAAAGGATATAGAACTTATCATTCACCTCTTTCGTATCTAGCGTGTTTGTTTACACACTGGCGCGGTACGATTAAGATTCGAGTTAAAGTTGTAGCGTCCAAGTACCATAGGGGTCGTTTGAAGTTTATTTACGATCCCTTGGAGGATACTTCTGTTTCTCCGAACTTGAATGAAGTCTACACGAAAATTGTAGACATCTCCGAATCAGATGATATTATTTTAGAAATTCCGTACCGACAAGCTTTGGCTTGGTCACAAGTTCCGACACAAAGTCTTATTCTAGATGGTTGGACTACTGGTACAGTTACAGGTAACCTTTTGGGTTATACCAATGGTTGTCTGAGTGTAGAAGTCTATAATGCCCTTGAAGCGCCATCCACCTCAAGTATTCAATTACTATTTTATGTAAGTGGAGGTGACGATTTTGAGTTTAATAATCCTTCTGGGTTTATTACACAAGGTGGTTCATGGTATGTTCCATCTTTCTTTGCTCTTCAGGGTGATTCAAGTGGTACAACTACACTATGTTTCGGAGAGCGCGGCGGATTTGCAGAGAACAGATACTTGATGAATTTTGGCGAAAGTAACATTTCACTTAGGAAATTACTGCGTCGCGCACAAATTATGGATACAGTACAACTTCCCAATGGAACAGGGGAGTCGATTAATATTTATCGTAAAGGTATTTCACGTATCCCATATACGCCAGGTTTTGTTCCATATCCATGGCCGACTACTGCAACAAAAGTTATCGGAACTGGTTCCTCGAATTATGCATTTAATACCATGCATATGATCCCATATATTGCTAATATGTATTTGGGAATTCGAGGTGGCGTCAATTATACCATTACAGTGAATAGTCCGAAAGTTACATCTGATGATATTCGTATCACAAGATCAACAGATACAGGAGCTGTTACAGCTACTAATCGTGTTATTAATAAACAATCTACTATAGCTGGTACGTCTAGTTTGTCAGTTAAAACTTCTAGATTGAACGCTTATTACTATTTGCGTGATGGTTTAGCTGGTGTTGCCGTAACATCAGCACAAGCTGCACCTACTGTGCAGTTTACTTTGCCTGATAATAACAATTATAATTTTACTCTGGCTGATCCTATTAATTGGGATGAAGGTTCAGATAAAGATGGAACTGACAGGCAATCAGCTTTGGTGACTATTACAGTCGCCAACACGACCACTACTGATGAGGTGGGTTATACCACTCTTCAAACAGCAGCTGCTGCTGGTAGTGATTTTAACTGTATGTATTTCCTATGTACTCCTACTATCGATAATTTGATAGGAGATGCAACAGCAACACCTTAAAAGATGTACGTTACAGTCGTACTTCTCTCACGACGTGTGAGTTTTAAAGTCCACTTTCTGTGGTTACCCTTCTGTCAAGAGTTTTGTACTCGTGGGTAACCACGGGGAAATTTTGCTCGGACATGAATTGTAACCTTTTA